ATCGATTAAACCCCAGGGAGATAATCTACGAACAAACTCTTCGCCGTGGATTTTGATGATACGATTAACAAGGTATGGTATATCAAAGAATCGTGAATTCCAACCAGTAATAACATCTGGACATTGCGATGGTAAAGACCAATGCGCAATGAATTTTAATAGAAGTTCTGATTCGGTCATACACTTTTCATATACTACACGATTTTCTGTCATGTATGTATTTTCTACATCGTAATCTTTAAGACCCCAGACATAAAACGTGTTATCAATATTGTTTTTCATACAGATTGCTGTTACCTCATGAGCAGCTTCTTCTGGTTCAGGAAAACCAGCATCTGATTGTACTTCAATATCGATTGTTGTAACGTTAATAAGATTACGATCAAACTTAATATTGCCAGGAAAGGCTTCATTGATATAAGCAGGGATATGTTTATTGTTTCCATATATATGACGGCCAGCAGTGTGTTGATTAGCTGATAACCATTCTTTGGCTTCACGCATATCAGAAAATTTAATAGGCGCGACTTTTGTACCATCTAAGGCTTTATATGGAGTTTCCTTAGGAGTGTTAACATAAAATGTTGGTTGGTACTTGATCTTTGTTTGAATTTTTTTGCCATTGTTATAACCACGATAAAGAAGGTTATTGCCATAGCGAGAAACCGATGTATAAAATTTCATAGTGTAGAGATATCCGAATAATAAGTATATATTATATCATATTTTAGGTCAAATGTAAACGATTATTTTTAAAAAGTTAGGAGGGATTGCTCCCTCCCTTCTTAAGGCGTTAGTATGAACTCGCAGCCACCATCATAATAAATGGAGATATGCTTAGTATCCCAGCTATTAATAAAGTTGCTTCGAATCCAGATCTAATGCCGTGCTTGTGTTTACGTATGTAACCCATAGTCTGACTCCAGTAGATAGTTTATTACAACCCACTGAGTTTTCGCTGCTCACCGGATTTACTCGTTGAGTAAACCCTTCTTCTTTGATGTCCCAGTAGATCCGATTTCGATCTTCCGAGGACGCCTCTCTTCTGGAACTTCGACTCTGGCGTTAACCACAAGTATCCCATTCACAAGATCAGCCCCATCTATTACGACAAATTCTGAGAGCCGGAAGGACTTCTCAAATTTGCGGGATGATATACCTTTGTGTGCGTATTCACGTTCGTCATCAAATGATCTTTCGCCTTTTACTAATAGAATACCATCTTTTACTTCGATAGAGATATCGTCATTTGTAAAGCCCGCAACTGCTAATTCAATGATGAAATTTTCAGCATCGATTTTAACAACATTATGGGGTGGATAGTTATCTTGAGCTCTACCAGCAGTGTGTATTCTTTCAAGCTCGTTAAGTATTGGTTCAAAACCAATGAATAGTGAACGTGGTACGTTCATAGTACTTCTTACCATTTTATTTCTCCTCCTATGCATATAGCAAGGTATTATTTATGGACCCGATTATTCAGCATCCACATATATTTATACAAGCAATTTAGCTAGTTTAAATATTCTTTAGTAGTTTATTCCATACTTTTTGTATTCTACTTGATTTCATTAATTTGTGTAATTTTTTAAACATTGTATTCCTTTAATATGTTGGGTCTTTAGCTGGATAGCTAACTAACCCTAGTGTGTCTGGTATGTAATCTTCTGGAAAAAATGTTTCTGGAAAATCTACGTACTCTGGTTTATCTGTAACGCATTTATTATTTTCGAGTAATTCATCATACGTTTCCCCAAGTCTATTCATCCAATTTATCCAACCCCAGTCTTCGTTTTTCTGATTTTCAAAATCTACGGTGCCCTGTAATCTTTGATCATAAACATAAGTTGGATATATTTCGTGCAAATGTCTTAAATTTATATTACCTTGACTCCATTCGTATTTTAAATTTAAATACTGTACTGTATCTTCGCCAACAATAAGTTCTGGATCAAATCTAAAGTCACTGGTTGTTGCTCTTTTAGAATAAAATACAACTCTTAAATGCGGTTCCCAGTTATCGATATAATCATATGCAAAAGAATATATTTTATGTTGCGCAGCGTTAAGAGCTATTGAATACTCAGGCCCGTCTGGATGCATATTATCGATAGGTACTCCAGTTCCTGCAACTTGTCTTTCCCACCATTTTTTGCATTGTTTAAATGATCTAATAGCATAACTTGGTTTATAGTTTGGATCGAGGTCAGTGCCTTGAAATAGAGTTTTTGCAAAATATTCTGGAATCAAGCCTAATTGATATTCTAATGCTATTACATCTGGTGGTGATTCTGATTGAGCAATTTTATCATATAACCATATTCCATGAGGAGTGATAAAATCATCACCATCAACTAAAATCATGTAATCATTATCAGAAGCTTGGAATATATCTAGAACGCTATTTTTACCTGTTGATGGAGTTCCATCACTATACGTTATATGATAATCAATTCCTTCTGATATGGCCCAAGCTTCAGCATCAGCTAGATATTGAGAGTTTTTTTCTGCATGCTGATCACACCATATATTTGAATTAAAGACATACACAACATCTTCTTTTGGAATAGTATCTAAATGCCTTTTTGTAGTAAACATATTACTACTGCATAATACATAATATTTTAACTTAGCCATAAATTACTCAGTTGGTTTTACGGGCCACACTATTACAGATGGAAAGCCTTCTTGATTTGTAATATCTCTTAAACTTTGTCTGTATTCGGTGAACGCGTCTGATAGATCTCTATCCGTTAAAGCATTATTATCAGTTTGAGCTAATAGCTCGTCTCTTTTATTTCTAACAACGCTTGCTAGTTCTTCATCACTTAAATCTGTGACTGTAAAAATTCGAGTTCTTGTAGTTTCAGTTTCTTCCCAAGTTTCATTTAACTGTTGAGTATTAGGATCATAGTCAGGATAATCACCAACTACGACGTCTTTAAGAGTTCCTGTCCAACTTTCAGGAGTAAAAGCTACAGACGTAGTTTCTCTGTGATAAAATGATGCAGCTTCCGCTTGAGCATCTTTAGCCATGTTTACTATTTTTGCTTCAGATATATCGCCTTCATAATATCTTCTAGTGATATAATCTCTAAAGCCTTCTTCAACAAATTTAAATACAACCATTTTTTCTGTAGTATCGATACTACGTATTATATAATCTCTATACATTTTTCTTTCCTATTAAGCCATTTTTATAGCTATTTGACCGGACGATGTGTTCAAAGGCCTGGTGTGTGATGCATTCTCTATCGCGCGGAAAATACTTGTTAAAGACGTACTGCCAGCTATATCAAATCTCCAAAAGTATGCAAGAGACCCCGCATAATAACTACCAGGTATAGAACCAAATTCATTAGCGCTAGTTCTATATATCTCGTAGCTATAATTCGAAGCTGGAGTTCCGTTCGGCCAGTAATTATTTGTTAAGTCAGTTACTGGCAGAAAACCATAAACTGGCGTTTTATTATTATATCTAACCTTTATTGAGTTCCAACCAGAATTACCCGAGCCTCTTTTAACTATGTAAATCCGATTGACGTAGGTAGTACCGGCAATCATAGCTTGAATGTAAAAGCCTACAAGCTTTTGTCCTGTGGAAAAATATAAATTACGTGATATTGAACCAAACGCAGAAACCGAAGAACCACTTTCGCCAGTTGCATATTGGAATAAACCGCCCTTATACGACTGAAAGCCTCTGCGGGCTTTGCCTGATTCATCTTGATCCCACGAACGAGCAAGACGAAGCGAAGCTGTGTCACCGCTTGCTCCAACCATATCATTATAGCTAATCTCTCCGCTATGAGGCGTTGGTAGCCAAGGGTCACCAAATGGATAATGAAAATCATCTAAATTTATTGCCTGGCCGGTTGGGCCGGTGCCGATAAACTCAGTATATATATCGTCCATGCCCATATTTGATTGCGTTAACGCCACTAATATTACTCCTTACTGCTATTTCCAATATTATACTTAGGACATAATTGCCATTCAGTTTTTTCTTTATATGGTATGACTTTAATTTGTCGTAATGGAGCTATATCTTTAGCTTGCTCTCCATCAACAAAAGTAACAAGACCCCAATCAGAAAGTAAAGTAGCAATCGTATTTCTACGTTGAATGTCATTTAATAGTAAATTAGAAGGCTTACCATCTAATAAAAATAATTCTTTAAAGTGTACAATAAAATATCTACCTTGCTTATGCAAGATATGACATGACTGATATAGCTTTTGATCTTTCCTAGAAGCTACTCCAATTCGAGTTAGTGTTTCTCTAATCTTTAAAAAATCATCTGGTTCGTTAAGAGTAATTTCCAGCATAGACACTGGAGTCCATTGGACTTCTATGTTATTTTCGTTTTCCACCTTTGTAAATCCTCGCTTTCAATTCGTTAATTTGATCATTGTTTAGTAATGACAATACGGATTTAGCCTTTTCATTGCTATACCCATAATATTCTTTTATCAATTCTAGGTTTTCTATATTCACAGGCTTTGCCCACTTTGAAAACCTTCGTTTTTTCTTAATTATATTTATAAGAAAATCGAATTGAAGACGATTGTCTATATGATGATTCAAATTCATTTCATTAGCAAAAAGAATGGTGTCAGGAAAATAAGATAATCCTCTGTTTACCATAAACGGTGTATACGCCTTTTCAGCAACATCGTCGACCATCAAATCCTTTTTGGACGTGTTTATAGCATTTAAGTATTCAAAAGGGTTCATTTAAATCGAACCCCAGCCATAACTTCAGTAAGACATGCAACTGTATTGAGTTCATGGTCAGCAACAAATGAATTCTTATATTGATAATCAGCCAAAATAAGTACCAGCTGTGGTACACTTTGCGGATCAATATAGTCATTCATATTATCATAAATTTTACGATAAATTGCTGCTGGTTCTGAATCAATATTATTTGAAACCCACTGTCTCATACCTTTAAAGTTTTTTTCTTTCAAATGAATCATAAGATCATTTAAAGAAACTTCAGATAAAGATACAAGAATGCCTGTATCAATAGTACCACTACTACCATAACGCTGAAGCTCATTAAGAACTTTACGCCAATCAGGCATGTGTTTCATAATTAATTCGGCAACTACCTTTTCGTCATAACTGATACCTTCATCCTTTAAGATTTTAGTACATCGTTTGAGAAACTGTCCACATAGTGGTGCTGCATCTTTTTTAGAAACGTTAAACTCGATTGTTGTACAACGAGAATGTAGTGGTTCAATGATACGATTTTTAAAATTACATGTAAGAATAAAGCGACAATTATTACTAAACTCTTCGATAAACCCACGTAATGCTGGTTGCGTCGATTGAGCATTTAAGTAATCTGCCTCATCCAAGATGACTACTTTGTAGCCACCTTGAAGAGAAACAGAAGACGCAAATTGCTTAATTTTATTACGCAATGTATCAATGCCAGACTCTTCAGATCCATTGATCAAGAGATAATCTAGTTCAAGTTCGTTACATAAAGCTTTCGCAACTGTAGTTTTACCTAGTCCGGCTGTGCCGGTAAGAAGCATATTGTGTAGGTCACCTCCTCTAACAATATCTTCAAAGGTTGATTTTATTTGTTTTGGTAAAATACAATCTTGAATTTTTTGTGGACGATATTTTTCAACCCAAAGAAACTCTGACATTAAAGTACCTCCCAACCAAGAACTGTAGAAACTCTAAACGAACGCCAAGCATCTTTATCAAGTGACCATACAGCCAAATGAGCAGATTCAGGACTAATTGATTCAATGCTTCCATTGACACCATTCGCTTCTAAAACAGCTGGGTTGAGAGAACAAGGCATGACTCTTACTTCATCTGAGTCAATTTTTTGAAAGGTTACTGTTACTGTACCTTTTTTTAACGCTTCGATTAAGCGTGAACATTCATTGCGATCCATAATATTTCCTTCATAATAAAATTAATAAAATGCGGAGGAGCTACCTCCGCGATAAGCTAGTTCGAACTTAAGCTTCTTCAGAGTCTTCAACGGGAAGATCGTCGCCTGCAGGCACTTCGCCTTCAGGTACTTCTTCGCCTTGAGCTGGAGCTGCTGCTTCAAGGAATTTTACAACCCTGTTTCTTACTCCGCCAACAGCTTCAAGCTCTTGGCCTTCAAAACCTCCACGTTTAGAACAAATATCAATAATTTGTACCATAGTAGAGATATCTTGTAGAGACAATTGAGGTGCCTCAGCTTCTTGTACGCCTTCTGGCGCTGTTACTTCTTCAGTCATTTTTTTCTCCTTTGCAAAGTAGACTAATTATGAGAGACCCACATAATGCGGCATCTTCTCTTATTATCCTCATATTATTATGAGAATTTTTTCTGTGCATAATTATTTATACACCGAAACTTGACGATTTCTCTAAAGCAATAAAATAATCCAAAGGATTATCTGCATTTCTCCAATTAGAGATTAGCTTAGATGAAATCGATACCTTATAATCACCTTGTAGCATTTTCAAATTAGAAATACTAAATACGTAATTAAAGATTTCATTGGATGTTGTACCTAGGTCAATATCAAATGTATTTGCTGTAGCATCTTTTTCGTTAAAGACAGAAGCTACTACAGTATCGCCTTGGCTACTAAAACTTAGTTCTGAATGACCAAGAACTGCAGCTGCTTTTCGAATCTTATCCAGATTAGCAGATGAGATATCGAGAACAACTTCACATTCCGGCATGTTAATGTCTTTGGTTGGCTGAGTCAGAATATCGATTTCAGAATAGAAATACTTAATCTTTTGAGAACCATCTGACATAGTTAAAAATTTATCATCAAATTCAAGTTCAGGTTCATCCATAAGACTAAACAAAGACAAGAATTCATTGAGATCATATACACCAAACTCTACTGGAAAGTCTTCTAGAATTGAAGACGTTGCCATAATGGTTTTAGCTTCAGAAAGAGTTTTGAGTTCTTTGCCTGGCTTGAATACCAGATTTGCGTTAATACCTGAAAAGTTTTTCAGGATGTTGATTGTGTCACTTGAGATTTTCATATTGTACCTTTATTGTTTAATAGTATATTATAACATAGTTTTGTCATAATGTAAACGT